ACCGGATGGCCCCCCTCCTTTTATTGTGGGCCCAGCCACTGACCAATGAAATTTCCTCCTCGTTGCATGGTGTCAGTTGTTGTCGGGTAAAGGTGGTAAACGATTTGTTCGTTTAAAGCAGAAGGGTCCCACCTGGTGAAGTTGTGACCGTCGATCTGTCCGCTGCTTTTCTATGCGTTCGCTCGACGGTCCATATGAATCTGGTTAGTTATGTTCTTCCACCGGAAGCCAACACTGTCGCAATTTGAAATGACTAATTTCAAATTTGATGTACGATCTGGATGTCGAACACGTGTCATGCAGTGGCTTCCGGATTGGACTTACGGCGTCTGTTTAATATGTTGGTGGGCTATAAAGTGGGCCGTCGTTTTATTGGGCCGGTCTGTGCAGTCAATTGCATATGGCAATTGGGAACTATACGAAGACGCCCCCCAAGGGCTACGGTGTCCGTAATTATCGTAATTACGGACGGACATATCAGTTTCGAACTCTGAAGAACTGGCGACGGCCTGAAGGACGTTCTCTCCGATGGTTTCGTCGACCTTCGAAAGCTGTGGTCGACCTCTTTGGCGACGATTCGAGTAGGCAATTCCGGCCTAAGGAATTGACGGAGGTTCAACGTGGAACGGACTATGTCGTGTCCAACAACCGTTACGTAACTACTTATGTTACGTACCCCAGCAAGACCCGAATCGGAACGAGCAACCGCACGACATCGTTCATTAGAGTGAACGGCCTGAAGATGTCTGGGACTGTGTCCGTGCGATCTACTGGAATGGAGACGGATGTCGACAGCGTGCATGTCCCGTTTGGCTTGATGTCGATTGTTGTCGTCCGAGACAAGAAGCCCAAGCTGTATTCCGGTGCACAGCCGCTTATGCCGTTCGTGGAGCTGTTTGGTTCCGTTGAATCGTGCAAGGGCACTTTGAAGGTGGCCGATCAGCACAGAGATAGGTTTATTTTGTTGAGGCAGACGTCCTTCATGGTGACGGGTCTTCATGGGACGGCCATGAAGAGATTTAATGTTAGCAACTGCATTCCTTCGTCATACAACACGTGGGTCACGTTCAAGGACGAAGATGAGAACAATTGCACCGGTCAATATTCTAATACGGCGCGAAATGCGCTGCTTGTTTATTATGTTTGGTTGAGCGACGTCCCGTCGCATGCGGAAGTCTATAGCAACCTAACGTTGAATTATGTGGGGTAGATGTGTTCGTATTGTGTTGAGTTTATTTTTGTATAGTTGTACAGCTATTGTGCAACAGAAAGCAATGTATATTATACTGCAATTATCATAATTGAAAGCGTATCTCATAATCTAAATGGCCTTTGTTACAGGTGCGTTGATATTAGATCGTATACAATGTTCGACTGTTTTGGATATTAATTCTGTTATGTCGTGTTTCGTGAAGCTTCCGACTTGTGATGCTGACTGGCCAGGGTCGATGGCGTTGTCGTCCAGCGCGTTCAGGCCTTGATAGGGCCTGCTGGAACTGGACCCGGTCCCAACTTCGGATCTGCTGGCCCAAGACTCGTTGGGCCTGATTGATAGGTGTGGAACGCGCATGGAGTTGGAGCGAAGGCCCGTTAGGGTTGCACCTTCGACCAGACGTCTTGATTGGGCCTTGGCACCCACGGCCCAGAAGTCTATGTCGTTCACGGTGAACTCTTTGCTTAGGATTTCTATCTTTGGCGGCTTGAATTCCACGTCTGTGGAATGTTTGGCAGAAGATAGCCGCAGCTTTCCCATGATCTTGCAGAAGTGCACGCCGTTCACCACGTTCGTGTCTTCCACTCTGTATTCGACCCTCCACGGGTTTTTATCCCGTATCGAGAAATAGGAGGAGGAGTAGTAGTGCAGATTACAGTTGCATTTGATCGGAATCGTGAATTCGGCCTGCTTGGTGTCGCCCTCTGTCAACCGCATGTCGTGAATTTCGATGACGACGTGACCAAGGGCGTTTATCGGAACCTGATTCCGATACTCCAGGACGACGTGGTCTATCTTCATGCACCGGTTGCGAAGCTGGCTGAGTTTCTGTTCGAACATTGAAGGAAAGGACAGGACCACGTCCGTAGCATCGTTTGTTAGGGCGTACTCAACTCGCTCTGAGTTGATGTATCCTCCAGGAAGCACGCCAATCGCACCGCTCTCGTATCTCTTGCTCGTCGACATATGTGAAATAGTCCAGATTTAAGAAAATGACCAACTCACGCTCACCAAATGATTCTACTATTTTGAGAATGGCCGCGCAGCGGCAATCGAGGACGCGAGGACGAGAAGAGCAAACGAATTAAAGATGGAAAACTGACAGGACAATTTTCAGAAACGAAGGGGATATGTACGACGAATATACTATAATTGGTGGATAGTTCCGCAGGAATGGGGCGACGAAGAGGTAGCAGCAGAATATATAGAAACGCAAAGACTGAAATTTCATTTTATGGAAAATAAAATGGCAGCAATACTTATAATGGGGAGAATTTGTGGTGTGGAAAACCCCAACCGATAGCAGGCAAACAGGAGAAATGGTGGAGATGGAAAGCAGACTTTCTCTCTCTAGAGCAATCGGGTGCACTCAAAAACTCTACGGAATCGGGTGCATTGGGTGCGCATTTATATGAAGCACCTAAATGGCAAACTTGTAATTTCAGAATCCCTTAAAGCTATTGGGCCTAGACCCAAAACCCCAGGGGCCATCCGTTAATATT